TGTTGACTACCACAGTGCTTATCACGTTATGGGAACTAAGTGGACATCTGCTACTGACAACCCAACTAACGCACAGTTAGGTAACTCAAACAACTGGGCAATTACATATGATGCAGACCTAATTCCTATGGTTGAAATCATTGTTAACTCACCACTTGATACATCTAATATTTCTTAATAGTATTAAAGTGTGGTCATCAAACCTCACCTAATATTGGTGGGGTTTTTTCTTTACGCTACAATAAAACTAAAATTACTTAAAAATCGTGGCAGCTACCATAAATGCAACTGTAAAAGGAGAAAATGCTAATAGCTATGTCACATTAGCTGAAGCTAATACTTACTTTGAGACAGTTCCAGATTCGTCTACTTGGACAAACAAAACAGACGACCAAAAGAACAGAGCATTAATATCCGCTACTAGATGGATTGATAGTTTTGTTTACTATGGTGATAGATGCGATGATGGACAAGCATTAAAGTTTCCAAGAAATAATTATCAGGTAGATGGTGTTGAGTTATCCTGTTCTATTATCCCTAATAATATTAAGTATGCCCAATATGAATTAGCTAGAGCCTTGGCAAACGATACTGGAGCTATAACGGGAACTACAGGAAAAGATGGTAATTTTTCCGAAGTAAAGCTAGGAGATATTCAAGTTAAGTACAACACAGACAGTCAGGGAACTGGATCTATAAATAATATTTTAGATGTTTACCCATGGTTACAAAGTTATCTTGGAGCATATATGTTAGGTGGGGCAGGAACTTTCCAACTAAGGGCGGTTAGAGGATAATGGCAGGACAACTAGATACAGCACTAAAGAATATAGCTAAACAGGTTATAGCTGATTTAGGTGATTCTTTAGATACAAGTATTGTTTACACAAGAAAAACATCTCCTGTTTATAACACTTCAACTGGTGCAATATCTACAACTGATGTCAGCTACAACATAAAAGTACCGATTGAATTTGTTAGATCATCAGAGGAGACTGGATTTCAAGAGAATGTAGCAAGGTTATATGTAACACCAGATTTGATAGGAGATAGTCAGCCTTTACTACAAGATGAAATAACTCTTACATTTTCTGGGTCTACCAGATCAGCTAAAATTACAAATGTTCTCACTGTAAAAGGTGGTCAAGAATATTTATTCCGCATTGACGTTATTTTCTAATGACTTTAGTAAACGCACGAGCAGCATTTGAAACCGCAATAAAAAATGCAGTAACAACTGCTGATAATACAGTTACAGTTATTTTTGACAATATGCCGTTTACCACGCCAGGAAAAAACAAAAAATATGTCATGGTAAGTCTTGATTTCACACAATCCACCACTCAGACTCATGGTGCTGCACAGGATTACTACGCTGGATCTATAAGATGTGGAATTATGACACCGCCTCATAAGGGAAGTGCTGTTGCATCTGCTATAGCCGAATCTGTTATTGATGGATTAACTTCAGTAAATGCACCAGGGTATTCAGATACATTTTCCGTAAGTCCAAGAGTATCAGCAATCGAAGGACCAACTTCTGTAAACGTAGAGGAAGATAGCCATTATTTAGCTGTTGTAAGCTGCGATTTCACTGCTAATGCCTAAAGATTTTAAAAAACATTTTACTAAAGACTTAGGAAAGGCGATAACTAAGGGAAGAAAAGAGGTTGCAAAAACAGTAGTACGTTCACTTACTGAAAAAGGTCCTTGGTGGACAGGAACATTTGGAGAGAACTGGATAGTTTCAAAAAGTCCTGTACAGGCAACTAAAAAAAGAAAACCAGACTTTCCACATTATTTAATACCCGATCCAACAGCTAGGCAGATAAAAAATCCTAGAGTACCAAATGTAACATTGAATCAAGACTTATTTGTTGGCAACAGAGCTAAATATGCTGGTTTTGCTATAAACGCACCAGGTCAGACAAGACCTGATTTAAAAGGTAATCCCGTTACTTATGCCGAACATGGCAAACAACACGCTTTAACTGCAATCGGACCAAATTGGTACAATATCTATACAAAAGGTGGTCTTATTAACAAAGATATAGCATTAGCGTTCAAAAAGGTTGGCTTTAAGTAATAAAGTAGTAGTATAGTAGATAAATATACTAATTTATTTTGTATGCCTACAGATAGAGCAATCGACAAGCTAAGAAAAGCATTTAGCATAAACGAAAAGAGTAGTTATCCCATTTATAAAAATGGAGAGCTAATTTTAAAAGTTTATTGGACACCCTTGACCATCGCAGATAGAGACTCCATAAATGCTACTCTAATGAGAGCTAACAAAGGACAGGAAGAGGGTAATTTAGACTTTGCACTTCAAGTAATAATTAATAAAGCTGAAGATCAAGACGGAAAAAAATTATTTGTTGAGGCAGATACGGCAAGTCTAAGAAGAGAAATACCTTTAGCTGTGCTATTGGAACTTATGACAAAAATGCAAGAGGTGGGCGAGGAGGCAACTCCTGATGCCGTAAAAAGCACAACTTGATAAGGATAATTATTTATACTTACAATTTTTTGTTGCAGAGACTTTAGGAATTACTTTAGGTCATTTACAGAAGAATATGACCATAGAGGAACTCTATGCCTGGAACGCATATTTTACTTTAAAAGGTGAAAGAGAAGAAAAAGCATACGAAGATGCAAAAAAGAAAGCTCAATATCGTAAGGTACGCTAAACTAAATGTAATGTTTTGTCGAGATTAGTGGCATCTAATTACGAAGTTAATATAAAACTGAATACCAGGACTGTTAATAAGCAGCTAAATAATCTTGAAAAGCGTATATCAAAATTAAATAAATTAGCTCAAGGTGGAAGAGCTAATAGAACTGTATTGCGTAATGAACAAGAAAAAATAAAAAAGACAGGTCAGAGACTTGGAATAGAAAACAAAATATTAAAGAGAAAACAAGAACAACTAAAAGTAGACCAACAACAGTTAAAAGTTCTACAACAGCAAGGCAATGCCAGAACTAAACAAGCGAGTGGCGGTGTAAGGGGAACAACTGGAGGAGCAGCTAGAGGTGGCGGTGGTTCGGGAGCCTTGCAGAGTGCAATTATTTCTGGTGCATTTCCTTTACTATTTGGACAAGGACCATTAGTAGCTGGTGCTGGTGCAATAGGTGGTGGACTTGGATCATTAGTTGGTGGTCAGATGGGAGGTTTTGCAGGAGGTTTACTTGCAACTTCTATTGCAACACCTATCCAGCAGTTTGGAGTTGAAGCAGCAAAATTAGGTAGTGCTTTAAATCCTGCTACTAAAAATGTAGAAGCACTTACAAAAGCATTAGGTGTTACTGGAACAGAATTTGAAAAGAATATAAAACTACTCAAGGAATTAGGAGATGAAGAAGCAGCTTTTGAAGAAACAAGAAAGAAAATGCTTGGCTTAGTAGGGTCAGATGGTGTATCTTCTTTAGAGGAATTTGGAAAGGACACAACAGAATTATCAAATAGTTTTACTCAGTTAATGACTCAAATGCAAGCTGGTTTTGCAGATATGATAAATTCTGCTGGAATATTTAAAATGCTTGCAGAAGGTGTAAAGCGAACTGTCACTCTTAATCAAGCCAATCAAAATATATTTGACGATCCAAGAATTGCAGAAATAAATGCACAAAGAGAGAGAAGAGCAAAGCTAGGAGCCATAAGAGCAAATAAAGAGGGAATACCAGGTTTCAGAGAATTAGACCAACAGGCAATAGATATACAAGATCAGTTAAATGTGGAGAAAGCTATAGCAGATGCTAAAGAACTGCAAAGAAAAGTAGCAGAAGCAACTATGAAGAAAACAAAAGAACAAATTGTATTTTTAGAAAAACATAGAGATTTAACTGCTGAAGAGTTTGCAATAGAGGTAAAAATAAGAGAATTAGAAGATAAAGGAGTACAGGTAGATAGAGAAAGGTTTATTGCAAACGAGAAGAGACTAAATCAACTTCAAAGAGAAAGAAAATTAGCTGAAGAAACAGCAGCAGCATTTGAGAGAATGTCTCAGACAATAGCGACTGACATATCACAGGGAATCCAGGGAATGATTCGTGGTACTTCCACATTGAACGATATGTTGAACAACGTATTGAACAAACTGATAGATGCAGCGTTTAACATGGCATTTTTTGGTAATCCACAGGGAACTCTAGGAGGCGGTGGATTATTTGGTTCAATACTTGGTGGAGTTGGAGGAATATTTGGTGGTGGCGGTGGCATGATGGGAGGAGGGGGATATTATGATCCAGTAACAGGTTTAGGTACAGCAGGACCTAATTTTGGTTTAGCAGATGGAGGAACAGCTAGAGCAGGAAGAACTCACTTAGTAGGAGAGCGTGGACCAGAATTATTTACTCCTGGAGTTACAGGTACAGTTACACCAAATCATGCTCTTGGTGGTACAACTAACATAGTAGTAAATGTAGATGCTTCTGGTACTTCTGTTGAAGGAGATCAAACAAATGGAGAAGAATTAGGTAGATTAATAGGAGCAGCAGTTCAAGCAGAACTAATTAAAGAAAAACGACCAGGAGGTTTATTAGGATAATGGCTACTTTTCCCTCAATCAGTCCTACTTATCAAGCTCGTAAAACTACAACACCAAAAATAAATATTGCTCAGTTCAATGATGGCTACCAACATAGAATAAAATTTGGGCTAAATACAATTCCATATGTCTGGTCACTTAATTTTGATGTTAGTGAAGCAGATTCTGATGTTATAGAGGCATTTCTTGAAGCTAGAGCAGAAGATGGTGCTTCCTTTGATTGGCAACCTCCTGGAAGTGGTGCTGCATATAAATGGATATGTCTTAGTTGGACTAAAACAATTCCTTATGTAAATAGGGCTAAGTTAAACATGACATTCCAGCAAGTATTTGAACCTTAATGACTAGCCCTGTATCAGAGTTACAAAAGATAAACCCAAGTAGTATTATTGAGCTTTTTCAACTTGAGTTAATAACTGCTATTCATGGTTCTAATACAATTTACTATTTTCATAATGGAGTAAATACTAATGAAAACCAAGATGTAATTTTTGCTGGCAATCAATATACAAGGATGCCGATAGAAGCCCGTGGTTTTGATTTTACTTCTAAAACATTACCTCGACCTCGTTTATCTGTTTCTAATATTCTAGGAACATTTACAACTTTAATACTAACTTTACCTCAAGGGTTAGAGGGAGCAAAATTTACTCGTATTAGAACTTTAAGCAGATATATTGATAATGCTAATTTTCCTGGTGGAGATATTTTACTAGAAAATGGTAGTTTTTTATTACAGGAGAATGGTAGTCAAATAGACATGGAAACTGGTATAAATCCATTCGGTACACCTGATCCTACCGCTACATTTGCAACTCAAATATTTTTCATAGATAGAAAAGTTGCAGAAAACAGAAATGGAATAGAATTTGAACTAAGTGCTAAGATGGATTTAGACGGAGTACGTTTACCAAAACGTCAGGTTCTACCTCAAGATTTTCCTGGTGTTGGATCGTTTTTTGCATGACTTGGCAAGATAAAGCATTAGAACACGCAATACAAGAACAACCAAGAGAATCTTGTGGTCTTTTAGTTATTAAAAAAGGAAAAGAAGTTTATTTTCCTTGTAAAAATTTAGCTTTTGATCCTTCAGATCAATTTATTATTGATGCTGATGATTGGGTAAGGATTGAAGATAATGAAGGAGAGATAGTTGGTGTTGTTCATAGTCATCCAGTTACCAGTGCAAAACCAAGTGAAGCAGATAGAGTTGCCTGTGAAAAGTCAGATTTAAAATGGTGGATAGTTCAGCCACAGCTAAAAGATTGGCAGTATTGCGAACCATGTGGTTATAAAGCACCTTTAATAGGCAGAAAATGGGTTTGGGGTGTAACTGATTGTTGGAGTTTATGTAGAGATTGGTATAAAGAAGAATTAGGAATAGAACTTATTGATTGGATTAGACCAAATAATCCAGAAGATTTTGTAAAAAATCCAATGTTTGTCGATTGTTTTGCAAAAACAGGATTTAGAGAATTACATCCAGAGGAAGATTTAGAATATGGAGATTTATTATTAATGTCAATAAGCAGTAGCGGATTAAATCATATTGGTGTTTACTTAGGACAGCAAACAGTTTTGCATCATTTACAAAATAGGTTATCAAGTCGTGATCTATTAGATGAATGGTTGTTAAAATGTACAGGTAAGAGGATTCGTTATGTTAAGAAAAATTAAACTATACGGAGAACTTGCAAAGTTTTTAGGTCAAAAAACTTTTGAAGCTGAAGTTCATAATGCTGCACAGGCAATAAAATTTTTAATTGTTAACTTTCCACAGTTAGAAAAGCACATGGGAGATAGATATTACAAGGTATTAGTTGGTGATTGGGAAATAAAAGAAGAAGAAATACATTACCCAAATGGACAAGAGGAAATAAGAATTATTCCTATTGTTGGAGGAGAGGGAGGTAGAGGTACAAGAGCATTTATTATTGGGGCAGTATTGATAGGAGCAGCAATTATTGCTCCGGGGGCTGGTATGGTCGGCCTACAGTTTGCTGGTACTGGAGGTGCTGCTGCGAGTCCGTTTATGGCCTCAATCGGTAATATTGGTCTTGCATTAGCCCTTACAGGACTTTCTCAAATGTTGACACCTGTACCACCTGTAAAGGAACAAGAACAAGATCCCAGACTATCGTTTAATTTTAGTGGAATACAAAATACATCAAGGGCTGGTGTTCCAGTGCCTGTAATTTATGGAGAATTGATAGTTGGATCTGTTGTTATATCAGCAGCGATTGAAAACGAACAGGTAGAAGTATGAAGATTATAGGCTCTGGTGGTGGAGGAAAAGGAGGAGGTGGAGGTGGTGGCACTCCACATGAAGAAAAAGATAATCTCGATTCTAAATCCTTTGCTAGAATTCTTGATCTTATAGGAGAAGGTGAAATAAGTGGTTTAGTTGACGGTGCTAAATCTATCTTTTTTAACAACACACCATTACAAGCTGCTGATGGTAGTTTTAATTTTAAAGATGTCTCATTTGAGACAAGAACCGGAACGTCTAGTCAGACTGTAATACCAGTAACAAGAAATGTTGCTACAACAAAAACAGTGGCTAGTGCTGGAACATCCATTCCTGCTGGTACTGCTGGTAGAGTTATACAAATTACAGACTCAGATGTTGATGCAGTTTCTCTTCAAATAACTGTTCCTGCTCTGCAACAATTTAGTGACGAAGGAGATATTTTTGGCACTTCTGTAGAATTAGCAATTCTTGTTCAATATAGTGGTGGTGGTTATCAGACTGTTTTATCTGGCGGTTCGGCAAAAATTGCTGGTAGAACACCTGATCCATATGTAAGAGATTATCTTGTAAATCTTAATGGTGCTTTTCCTGTAAACATAAAGGTACAGAGAATTACAGCAGACAGCACATCATCAAAATTACAAAATGAAATTCAATTTAATACATATGTTGAAATTAAGTATGACAAAAGAAGTTACCCTAATAGTGCTTTAGTTGGTTTAAAAGTAGATGCAGAACAATTTTCATCAATTCCATCTCGAAAATATTTAGTAAAAGGTATTAAAGTAAAGATTCCACATAATGCAACAGTTAATGCTGATGGCAGCTTGTCTTATACAGGTACATTTAATGGAACGCTAGGTGCAGCACAATATACAAACGATCCAGCTTGGTGCTTGTATGATCTGCTCACTTCTAGTAGGTATGGGTTAGGTGCTCATGTTATTGAGACTGAAATAGATAAATTTAGTTTTTATGCAGCTTCAGTTTATTGTTCACAACAAGTTGATGATGGCACAGGAACAGGCGGTACTGAACCCCGTTTTACTTGCAATGTAAATATTAATAACCAGCAGGAAGCATATAACGTAATAAATCAGATGTGTTCTGTGTTTAGAGCTATGCCATACTATGAAGCTGGTAATTTAACGATTACACAAGATGCCCCAAAAGATGCTAGTTATCTATTTACACTTGCTAATGTTTTAGAGCCTGGATTTACTTATTCAAATACAAGTCAAAGACAAAGACCTACAGTTGTGGTTGCAAAATACTTGGATTTAGAATTAAGAGATATAAATTATGTCGAAGAGATTGATACTGCAAACCAAGCAAGGTATGGATCAGTTGTTAAAAATATTGATGCGTTTGCCTGTACATCAAGAGGTCAAGCTGCACGTTTAGCAAAGTGGTTACTCTATATGAGCAATGTGGAGCGTGAGGTTGTTTCATTTACTACCTCTATAGATGCCGGTGCTGTCGTAAGGCCAGGTCAAATTATTGAAATAGCTGATCCTGTTCGTAGCGGAGAAAGAAGAGGTGGTCGTATTGTTTCTGCAACAACTAATTCTGTGACTGTAGATGATGCCACTGGATTAAGTATTCAAGGTGCATCAACACTAAGTGCTGTCTTACCTGATGGGACAGTAGAACAAGTTACAGTTTCAGGTATTACTAATAATGTTTTTAGTCTTGGTCAGCATTTTTCTGTTGCACCAAATCCTAATAGTGTTTGGATATTTGAAACGAGCACTATTCTTACAACAACTTGGAGAGTATTAGAAGTTAAAGAGCAAGATAGAACTAATTATGTTATTACTGCTGGTGAATACAATTCTGGTAAATATAACCATATTGAAAATGGCATAGCGTTACCAGTAAGAGATGTAACTAATTTAGACATCCCACCAGCCGCACCATCAAATGTCAGTGCAACAGAGGTGATTTATGAAAATACTGGAATAGCAAGAGTAAAGATTGTTGTTAGTTGGACAAGTACTTCAGATACTCATTACATTCGTTACAGGTTACAGAATGGAAACTTCATATCAAGAACTGTAGATAATTCAAAAAGTTATGAAATTTTAGATACTATTGCTGGTAATTATCAGATTGAAGTTTATAGCGTAAGTTCTTCTGGTTTAAGATCCACAACCTTTAATACACCGCAAAGTCCGTTTTTCGTAGCAAAGGGTAAGACTGATCCTCCTTCTAATGTCAGTGGGGTTAGTTTATTACCGATTGACGAGACAAGTGCAATATTAAGTTGGGATCGTGCTACAGAGCTTGATGTGTTGTTAGGTGGTAAAACTTTAATTAGACACTCTAGCAAAACAACAGGTGCTCAATGGAAGGATGGACAAAATATAGTTGTAGCTGCTGCTGGAAACCAAACACAAAAAATTGTCCCTTTGCTTGCAGGGACTTATCTAATTAAATTTGAGGACGATGGTGGACGGGAAAGTCCTTCACCAGGCTCACAGGATTCTGCTTGGAATAATACTAGAGTTACTACGAATCTACCAGCACCATCTGAAAGATTGTTAGTAGGAGATGTAGATGAACATACACCAAACTTTACTGGTTCAAAGACAAATACAGTTTATGATTCTTCTTTAGATGCTTTAAAACTTGCGATAACTAATAATGCGGTATCTACTACTGGAGAATATGTTTTTGCTAATTCTGTAGATTTAACGCAGCCATATGACGTAAACCTAAGGAAAGTTCTTGAAGCGTCTAGTTTTAACTTAAATAATTTATGGGATGATAGAGTCGATCTAGTTGATAGCTGGGGTTATATAGATCAAGTTGGTGGACTAACTGAAGCTACGAAATGTAATGCTGCTGTTTATGTAAGATCAACAAATGATGATCCATCAGGATCACCAACATGGAGTGCTTATAAAGAATTTAGTAATGTTCTAATTACAGGTAGAGCATTTCAATTTAAAGCAATATTAACAAGTAATGACACTAACCAAAATATAGCTGTCACTAAATTAGGTGCTAAATTAGAATTACAGGGAAGAACAGAATCTATCTCGACTCCAGTTACTACTGGTTCGCAACAATATTCTGTTTCTTTTACAAACGCATTTAAGCAAGCACCAACTGTAGTAGTGACTCCGACCAATCAACAATCTGGGGATTTCCATGAACTTGCTAATATAAGTAGGACAGGTTTCCAAGTCACTTTTAAAAATGGTAGTTCAGCAGTTGCAAGATCATTTGTATGGGCAGCATCGGGTTTTGGTAAGGAGGTAACATAATGAGTAATACGTCAGATTATAATTTAGCTAACCAAGTCGGTTCTTCTTTTAGAGCCGAACTTAATACTGTATTAGGGGATGTTCAGTCTTTAAATAGTGGATCGTCAGATCCTACAACTACTGTTGCTTACAAGATATGGGTAGATACTTCAACAAACTTATTAAAAATTAGGAATAGTTCAAATAATGGCTGGTTAGTTCTAGGAAGTCTAACAGATGCAGCACATACTAATAACTTTGGATTAGCAACAAAAGCATCTCCAGATTTTACAGGAACAGTAGATTCTGCTGGTGATATTGTGATGGGTGGTACAGGAGCATTAAAATTACCAAGTGGTACAACCGCCCAAAGACCAACAGCAGCTACAGGTCAGATAAGATTTAACAACACCACGACAGAATTTGAAGGATATAACGGATCAGCTTGGGGTGGTTTAGCTTCTGGAGTACCTGTAGGCACAATCCTTGCTCATGCAGCTAATACACCTCCATCAGGATTTTTAGAATGTAATGGATCGAATATTAGTAGATCAACTTATGCAACATTGTTCTCTACCATATCTACGACATTTGGTGTAGGAGATGGATCATCAACTTTTGCTTTACCTGATTTAAGAGGACAATTTATTAGAGGTTGGGCGAATACTGGCAGCACTGATGCAAGTAGAGTTTTTGGTTCGACACAAACAGATCAAAACAAGAACCATACTCATACAACAGATTCAACAACTTTAACTGGTGGTATCAGAAAAATATCAGAAGGTTTTTTAGCTGGAGGAAGTGCAACTGGTGTATTTACAAAAACAAGTGACGGCAACAACTCTATTACAGGTAGTTCTTCAACTAGCCCTGTGGGTGGTGTAGATTTTGATGGTACTCATACTCATACAATATCAAGTAGTGGTGGTGGAACTGAGGCACGACCCACAAACCTTGCTTTAATGTACATAATCAAGTTTTAATTATGACAAATAAAAAGATAACCGAATTTACAGAGCTTACCGCACCAGCGAGCACTGATGTTCTACCGATTATTGATGCAAGTGATACAAGTAATAAGAAAATAAGTTATGCGAATTTATTAAGTAAAGCTCCTGACGGATCAGCTTCTGCTCCTGCATTTAGTTTTAATTCTGACCCGAATACAGGAATAAGTGGAGGGTCAGATACTCTAACCTTCAGTACAGGTGGAACTGGAAGAATGTCTATCAGTTCTGCTGGTCTTGTAAATATCGTAGGAGATTTAACTGTTGGTGGAACGACTACCACAATAAATACAACCACACTTGATGTTGAAGATAAAAATATTACTCTTGGAAAAGTATCAACTCCGACTGATACGACTGCTGATGGAGGTGGTTTAACTTTAAAAGGTGCATCTGATAAGACATTTAATTGGGTAAATGCAACAGATTCATGGACAAGTAGTGAACATCTATCTGTTTCTGGTCAAAAAGAAGTTAGATACTTAGATGCTGATTCTTCTCATTATGTTGGTTTTAAATCTCCAGCAACAGTTTCATCAAATGTAGTTTGGACATTACCTTCTGCTGATTCTTCTGTAAGTGGATATGTTTTATCAAGTAATGCTTCTGGAGTTCTTAGCTGGGTAGCTCCAGGTCAAAACGCAGATCCTAACTTCACTGGTACGTTAACTCTTACCGATGATGGAAATATTAGAGGATTTGCCTCTACTCAGGCTACATATACTGGATCTGTCAAAACTTTTACTGTTACTGTCGCAACTAAGACCGCAGCACATAGGTATAACGGAAGTGGCTCCAGTAATGGATATGTAATAGATGGTAAAGAAGCACCATTTTTAACTCTTACACCTGGTCG